CTAAAGGAAGCGCCAATTAAACTCTCCTGCTCTATCCACCAATCAGCTAACTGCGGGTTATGCTCGACAATAGACTGCTTAATCTTATAGCCTTTTAAGAAGCATAGGTCGCAATTACTTAAAGTGTTAATTCCCGCTGGCGGCATAGCAAGGTCAAAACAGGTTGCCTCCCAGAATGCTTTAATGTCCTGTTCGCCTACTACAGCATCAGCCAGAGGCACATAGTAATTCTCTTTTGTTCGCATCTTAGCGACTCGTCTAGGCTCATCTGCCCGAATGCCGACGATGGTTGCGAAATCATCCCCGCCCATATACCTTTCAATGGTTAAAACTTTAAGCTCGCTAGTGCAGAATCTAGCCATCATGTTAGGAAGGTATTTTTTATCCTGTATCATCTGAGCAAACGGCTCGCCTTTCCTGCTGGCAGACTTATAATCAACTACTTTAAACTCTTTCTTTCCGCTGTACTCAAGCCAGACAATCTCAACACCCCAGTGAACAGCGCAGTCCTGCACAAAATCTAAAGTCTGGGGCATTTCTTTCCCTGTGTTGCAGAATATAACCTTGATGTAATCGGGAAGCTTGAAGTCGTGCGCTTTTAAAATGTAATAAAGCATATAGGCAGACGATCTCCCTCCACTGAAGCTTAAAACGGCAGGTTCGTCAATAAAATATGGGTTGTTCATCGCCTATGCTACCTGTTTACGTTTGAGTTTACTGTAATCACTATCCATTGGTACGGTTAACATTACACCGCCCTTAGTGGCAAGGTCATACACCTGATCTAAAAAGAAACACCACTCACCAGCCGATAGTTTAGTCGTGCTTTTGACTTGTCCTGCAACAGTAGTGGTTTTTAAAGTATAGTCTTGTGTTCCTAGAAACTTATGCTTCATTAACATTTTGATAGTAGCTTCATCTTTTGCAGATGGTTTGGGTGTTACCCATTTCTCAGCTATCTTTCTACACCACATATGGAACAGTTTACTCTGTGAAGTAGAAGTGGCAGGGACATACGCTTCTAAGCGAACCACGCATGGAATAGTGTAGTCCCAGTTCTCTAGTCGCTGAACGATATACTGCATACGCTTTTCAATATCATCTTTTGACATCACTTTAACGTGATCGCCTTGAGTAATGTTAGTCATACAAGTTTCCTCTTTAACCATCGTCCAGAAAAGGTAGCAGACGATGCTGTACTGTCGCGGTGACTTTCTCCCCTGATTCTAACGTCATGGGGTGTACACTGGGGTCGTCCATCTAAGCGTTTAGTCATAGCATTAGAGCCTAGCCCACACACTGCACCTAATTGTTTGAACGTGTAGCTTTTACCTGAACTTAATTTATCGTGTTCGCCTGCAAACATAATTAACTTGGGTACTTTTGGGCTAAGAAAAAGAGCATCTGTCGCTATTGTATGCCCTTTTAGTCTTGAGCATATGAAAGGAAAAGATACATTAAATGCTTTTGCTAAATCTTGTCTTGAGTATTTCTCACCTGAAACAAGTCCAGCCATATCGCCTTCATAGGTAAATAACAATGTTCTCTTGTCTACCATTTTGTCTATTCTTTCTTGAGTCATTTCTATTTCGTACATCTGTTGATCCTCTGTTAATTAAACATATCTTTTAATTTCTGTATTTCAGCTAGGCCAAGCTTTTTTCTATCTTCTTTAGTGCCAACACCTAACAACTCTTCTGGCTTATACAATCTGTGCGATAGAGTACCACCTGATCCAGTGAACACGCCTGAGTTAGTCAACAATCCCAAAATAGCGTCAACATCTGGAAACTCAAACCGTTTGTTTTGTGACTCCTTCTCAGTGTGAGTCAGGTCAAACGCCTTGTTAATCTCTTCGCGGCTAAACTTAGCAATCCTTTTGCCGTACTCTCGTCTAGCTAACTGCAGTGAATCAGCATCAGGCCATTGTGATTGCATGCGAGATACGCCATAGGTGTTCTGTAATCGCATAAAAAAGTAAGCAATAGAGTCCTTCTCGCTATCATCAAACGAGGCCTGTTGACTTGTTGTAGTCGCTGTTAAGGCTTGCATATTCGCTTTTAGCATTTTGTTTATTTGCATTTTGAGCATTCCTCTTCTTGTCGTTGGTTTCCCACGTTCTAACGCTTGCTTGCCAGTCTTTCATTTTAGTATTTCCTACCTTCCAACCTTTGCTAGTGTAGAAATCAATAAAGTTCTGCGCGTCAATCGTGTTTTTCCTTTCTTTCCTACAGTAATCAGAAACCTCTTCTAATGTAGGCTCTTTAAATCTGACAACTTTCTTCTTTGGTAACTCTGGGGAACTTGTTTCCCCCACTGTATTATTAAATGTATTATTAACTGTAGTATTATCTTTAAACTTTTCTTTAAGGGGGTCTTTAACTTTTCTTGGGGAGGGTATTAAAGATTTCTTTGTGAGGGTACCCAAGTTTTCTTTAAGGGGGGTAGCTAGTCTTATATACCTATTAGATATCTGTTTAGTCCCCTCTTTGTACTGCATTTGAACATCAATGTAGCCGCAATCCCTCAAGTTACCTACCCATTTGCTCACTGATACCTTACTGACAGAATATAATTCAGCAAAATACTCATTCATTGCCCAACAAAACCCCTTTTCATTGCATAAAGCAGTGATCTCACCATATAAAAGCTTGGCATTAGGGGTAAGGCGTACGTCATAACGTACATCTGCAGGAATAACTGCGTAGTATCCCTTATTCATTACTCACCAGCCGCAATAAATTCGCTGACCTTAACATCGCAAGCACCAGCCAGCTTAGTTAGTGTCTTCATATTAGGTGATCGGTGATTGTTTCTAATTAAACTTAATGTGGCAATGTCCAACCCTGCATTAACTGCAAGCTGACTTTGGTTTAAACGTAGGTCGTACATAAAATGGTCGATTGATTTATTTATATCCATGATGATTTCCTTGTTGTGAGATTGAACTGTAAATTAAATTTAATTATTAGTCAACAAGTGTTTGACATTTAATAACCTATAGTCCAGAATAGATTTACAAAACAACAAAAGAGGAAATGTTATGTACTACAGAGATGAGGACAAAAATCGTACTGGAGACTTGGATTATTTTTCTGGTTTCTTGAATAAACTTACGCACCAAGACGCTGATGATCTAGAGTTTTATGAAAAGCCACCAGTCTTATCACCGCGAATATTTACAATGGAAGATAAGCTGGCTTATGATGAAAAAGAGCGTCAGATTCAGATTATTCTGGACGGATGGCAGAAAAGATGGGGTAAGCAATGAATACTCCAAGTGATATTGAGTTTTTAAATGATCTTGATCGCGGTAACTATGACTGTCAGCATGGCAATCAGGCGAGAGAAGATGAATCGGATGCTTATTACATAGCCTATGGCGCAAGATATGTAATGGAGCAAAACAAATCAAAAGAGAAATACTACAATGAATAAGCAAGAACTGTTCGATCATGTTGGCATGAATGAGGAAGAGTTTTTAGACTGGACGCAAAGCTTCTCACCTGAGTTAATATATTTTTGGGATGATACACCCTGCTGTCTGTATGCTGATGGTGATGGGGGTGTTGCATTGATACGAGGATTTTGTGACGTATTTGAGAAGGATGGATTTCAAATATCTTTCCCAATCCCAACGCTTTATTGTGATATTGCTTTCGATGATATGTCTGACATCATTGCAAATCTTAAAGAGGAAGTTGAAATTTACATTAAAACACTGGAGAACGAACAATGAGTAATACATGGAAAACACTATCAGCAATAGACGTATCAAAGCATGTTGAGAAGAAAGGCAACTTATCCTATCTATCATGGGCGTGGGCATGGTCTACATTAATGGAGCATTACCCAGATTCTAGCTACACCTACTGTCCACCCTCTTTCTTAGAGAATGGCACTTGTGAGGTGAATGTTTCTGTAACTGTGGAAGAGAAAACCCACTCTATGTGGCTCCCAGTCATGGATAATAGAAACAAGAGCCTCGTCAATCCTAGTACCCGCGACATTTCTGATGCCCGCATGAGAACCCTCGTTAAGTGTATCAGCATGCATGGGTTAGGTGCTTACATCTACGCAGGGGAAGACTTACCTCAAGCCGCACAGAATGCTGTATTGTCTGATGAACAGGCGGCAGAGATTAAGGGCTTGCTACAAGAGTACAAGGTGGACGTTAAAGAGTTCCTGAAATACTTTAAAGCTGATTCAGTTGATGAAATGTTAGCCTCTCACTTTTCTAGGGCGGTCAATGCGTTAAAGGCAAAGGCTCAAAAGTGATTATCTTAGACCATGAGCAGGGGAGTGACGAGTGGTTTGCCGCACGATTGGGCAGACCCAGTGCTTCCATGTTTAATAAGCTGATTACCTCTACAGGAAAGCCAAGCACTTCTGCTGATGCTTATATCAATGAGCTGATAGCTGAAAGATTGAATGGCATTAGGGTTCCTGTATACGTTAATGAGCATATGGAAAGGGGTACAAGGCTAGAACCTGAAGCCAGAGCGATGTATGAGTTTGTAACTGAGCAGAAAGTCACAGAATATGGTTTTATATTAGACGATTCTGAAGAGTTTGGGTGTTCACCTGATGGTATTTGCGGCAAGGGCGGTATAGAGATAAAATGTCCTGCTGATTCAACCATAATAGGCTATCACAGAAACAATAAATCTTTTATCACCAAGTACAAGCAACAAATCATGGGCTGTATGATGATAACTGGTGCTGAGTGGTGGGATTTAATGGCGTACTCTGAAACAATACCTCACCTGATTATCAGGGTGGAGCGAGATGAAGAGTATATTGAAAAACTGGCGGCTGAGATAGATAAAGCTGTTAAAATTATAGTAGACGAAACGGAGAAATTAGCATGA